ACAGTAGTCGGTGCTAAGTAAGATGTTTTACCATAATATTCAGGATAGTCTTGATTATAAAATCCTAAGAATTTTCCACCCTTATCCGCAGCTGTAGCCGGAATAAATGTAGCACCATTTTCGCCTTCCATTAAGTTAACACCATTCTGAGTAAAGTTATTAGGGGCTTGATGCCAGTCTGCTTGTTTGCCTGCGATTACACTTTCTGACGAATTACCACCTAAAGTATTTTCAAAGAAGTTTGGGTGGGTCTCAATCTTTTCAGTGCTAAGACCATTTTCACCACTGCAATTAGGTACAGTCCAACCAGATGAAGCACCGGGTTGTGTGTCATCAATGCCTACATAATCACAAGTAACAAAACAGATTCCTAGTGCATTATATACTGCGCTGTATTTATGAAGTTTTAATCTGCTATCTTTTTCAAATGCTTCACCGCGTGCAACTGGTGGCAATGGATCTAGCACTGCTAGGTCAAATTTATAAACGGCTTTAGCGGTCAGTAGTCCCCAACCATCATTATCAATAGACCAACCAGGTTGTAGTATACCACTTTCTAAATCATTTCCTTTATCAATGCGTGCCATAAAATTAGTATGTTAGTTGTTCTCGTATTTTAGTAAAATCTGTGTCCATTGCTGGTGAAGGAGCAAGTCTGTCAATGCCCTCCTTGATTTGTTTAAGTGTATCAAGTTGGTCTTGCATGATTAAAGACATCGCATTGTTACCAACACCGATCACACCGGAAGTAGGGCCGTTGCCCATTGAAGCACCGAGGGAGTTTGCGATGGTGTTTGAGTCTTTGGCTTTATTTTGAACATCAGTAATTACCTTAGCATTAGTAGGGTTTATAGGCATTAAACCAGTTGTTATTCCTGCCTTTTGTAAATCTGCATTAATCTGTGCAGCTACTTCATCAGATACTTTTGTGCTATTTTGTTCCTGTTTTTTGTTAATAGCATTTTGCTCATCTTCAGTAATTGGTGAAACATAGCCAGGTGCAATAGGATTTTCTAATATATCCATAGTTGCAATCGCTAATCCTTCACCCACAATTTTACCAAGTTTAGACCATTTCTCCATTGCACGATCAGCTGCATTATAAGCTTCTTCTGCTTGGACATTCATGCCCTTAAATATATCAGGATTATCAGCAATCTTTTGTAGTGTAGGTAATAATTGACTTCCGAATTTATCACTTAAAAAAGCCGTTGCTATACCAAGTTTAACACTTTCATTTTCTTCGCCAGCCATAGCCATAGCAATTCTATTAAAAACATCTATAGTTTTAATTTTACCATTTCTTAAATCTGCTTCAGCAAAACCTAATCCTTTAGTAAATAAAGTCATTTTACTTGTGTCGGTTAAAGCGTCTTTCATTCCAACTTTCAACTGACGAATAGCGCTTCCGAGAATTTGCATTGATACTCCGCTTTTATCTGCAACGGTTGCAAGTTTATCAAATTCTCCAGGATCGATGCCAGCCTTAGCAGCTTCTTGTTGCACTGTAGCCATTTTTGAAATACCATCAGTAATTGCAGATATAGTTTTATCAATCAATGCAGCTGCACCAAAACCTGCTAATACTGATTCTATAATAGCAGTCTTAAAATTGAATGCTTTCTTAATTTTATTAGCCAATTTATCGGCTTCTTTTCCAGCCTTACCCATGACTTCAGCTGCATTAGAAGTCCCTACTACATCGAATCCTATTTGTTGGTTAGCCATAGCGTGTTCTTATACCTATGACTTTTCGGCAACAGGGGCTTCGCTTTCAGCCTTAGCCTTTCGCTCTTGCTCCATAAATTCCTCTTCTTCTGTAGTTAGAACATTAACATCTCCGCCCTTAATTTTAATGAACGCTGTAGATAACCAGATGGCCTGACACTCGGGCATATTCCAAGCCCTGTCCTCCGTAATGCCGTTGCTGATTAAATTGGCGATGACCATAAGAGGCCAGCCAATACCACCGTCGTTAGATCCGCCTTGCTTGTCGGTCTTCTCCCAGAATTTAGGCCAGATAGTTTGATGCGCGTAAGCCGTGAATCGACGTATAGTTTCAACAAAGTATTCTTTGTTACGCTTAAGTTTAACCAAGTACCAATAGTCTAGCCATGTTAACTCGCCAAAGCGTCTCTCCGAGCAAATCTGAACCGCTAAGACTAGGTCTAGAGGCTCGATGTCCCGATGCGTATTTACTAGCGGGGAATTGATAGCCAGCAGTCGTACCCGATACTTGATGCAAAAAGGGTAAACAAAACGACCCAGAAGTTTTAACTCTCCCGGGTCAGTAAAGGCAAATAGGAAGCGGTTATCCACCGCGTCAAATTATGGGGTTACGCCTTCGTAGTCAACTGCGGTGACGGACACTTTAACGAATTCTTTGTTACCGCCCTTTTCGTCAATCTTTGTAATCCAACCAGCAAAAGAAACTGAGGGGCTACCAGATGGGTAAGCCGAGTCAGCGTTTAATGTAAAACTGAATGATGCACCAAGTACAGGGAGCGTGCCGACTTTAACAATGCCTTCAACGGTGATTTCCGATTTACGGTCATCATAACGACAGGTTTTCGTGATACCAGATTCGTCTTGAACCATGTCCTCGTTATTGAACGAAGAAGATATTGAGTAGCTCTGAACGTAGAGATTAGTTACAGTTCCTGCTACGCCATACAAACAGGTAGTGCCTTTGGATACAGATGCCATATATAATTAAGGAAATTGGCAACGAGGCGATTAGGCGGGTAAAACTACCAGCACATCATAGGTAAATACAGTAGCCCAAGAACGTTCGTCCACGCCTTCGTCTTCTGCTTGAATAGTCACATCGTAACAGGTTGCATCACCGGAAGCAGTAAATGCAGATTTAATTGCATTGAGGCTATCTATGGACATTGAACCAACTAGACTCGCACATCGCGCGCGGTGATCGGTGAGGGTCGTATCATCGGCGTTCGAGAAAAGGGTCATACGAACAGAACAATTATAATTACCTAGTCCTTCAGGTAAATCCGATGGCGTGCGGGCAGATTCGCAAAGGATAACAAGTTTAGGTAGGGTCATAACATCGGCAGAGTCGCCAGTGTATAGGCTGATACCTGTAAGACCTGTCTCCGTGGATAAATAAGTCTTTAAGACTTGTTCGACGATATGTCTGATAGATTTAGTTCCCATTTTTTTTGAGTTGTTTTTTATTAAATTTTTCAGCCTGTGCAGCTAATATAATTTTTAATTGTTCAGGCATTTGTTTTACGCGATTACCATATACAATGTTTTTAGTGCCTGCTTCAGTTGCAACATTGTTATTATCTCCAATTAAATTGATAACAGAAAGAAACAAAGTTTTACCAGTGTAATTATAGTTTACTACACCATTAGCACCGCCATGTCTTGATACCCATGCAGGGACTGTACCACCTGGCTTTTTAACGACCCTAGTAAGCATTTTTGGTATTCCTTGTTTTGCCTTAAACCAGCCGGCTTTTAATGCACCGACTTGTAATTTGCTTCTTTTGATTTCTCTATCAATTACGGACTGATCAGTTGTAATGTATTTATTAAGCCAGCCAGTCTTTTGTTTTTTACGAATATTTCGTCCATTATATCTTACTTTATTTTTTCTATGTGGTTCTTCAATGTCATCATAAAATTTATCATAAAGACCATCAGAAGTGGTTTGAGGCACTGCCCTAGCAAATAGATTTTTGGCTTTCTTAAAGGCTCTTTCATGGTCTGGATCCATAGCTATCTTGCGCATAATACGATTGGTAGTATTTTGTAATACATTCTTTGAGTTAGTTAAAACTCTGTCAAAGAAACCTCGGTCGCTTCTGAAAGCAGCTTCACCAAGTTTGCGATACATCATAAATGCAGCTGAACGATTGTTTGCACTTATTGCCATTGAATTTATATCTGCTTTTACTGCACCTTCTCCCATCATTCTAGCAGTGTCTTTTAATCCTCCACCGCCACCTTTACGCATGGGGGGTGTAAATGTCATAGCGTCCATACAAATTAGATGTGCCTGTTGAATTGCTACATCGTGTGTTCCTGTATTTAAACCTATAGCAAAATCTACACAAGCCCTCTGAAATTCTTCAAAAGACTTCGGGTCAATCTTGACCGATACTGATACCATTACTGGTTATCGTCGATTACGACGAGTATGATCCACGCCGAGCCAGGCTTGTAAGTCTGCGAAGTGATGCGGACAGATTTGCCACCAGCCGTAATTTTTTTCCCGATAGCCAGGGACGCAATAGGAAGGCCCGAGGAAAGTAATGCAGCTGAAGCCCCTACGCGTCCATCGCTCGCAGTCCACGCAGAAGTCGTAGCCGTAACCTTTACTGAGAATTGAGTGCGGTCGCAATAACCACCAGCTTCTAAGACCTGAGTGAGTACCGGGTCGGAGATTAGGCAAAGAAAGGTCGGGCCGTTAGCGATTGAACCAGCCACACCGAAGTCGGCTAACATCTCTTTAGCGTCATCTGCGAAATCTGCGTAGATACTCATACTATTGTCGGTCTTGGAAATGGGGTCGTAAAGGTGTCTCAGAAGCCCTCAGAGGCGTTTTGATGGCGGGGAC